ATAAAATAAGCGTGTCCTAGCGCAATTTTATTCGTATATTCACGTTAAATAAATAAAAATAGTTATGGCTAAACCTAGCAAATCAAATTTACGTTTTATCAAGGATCCAGTACTAGCTCCTTATTACATTCAATTAGACGATCATTGTTACATCGCTCAGAAATCTACATTTTCTGAAGCAGGGAAAGAGTACCAGAACACAATTGGTCACTTCGGCAAGTTAGGAACTTGTATTGAAGCGATTGCTCGTGATAGTGCTAAATCTCGTAGTTATGATTCACTAAAAGAATTCGTAGAACGTTTTGAAGAAAAATCAGAAGAACTTAAAAATTTAATTAGATTATGATTGAAGCATTATATAATGCCGTGGTTGTAAAACCCGTAGAAATGGAGGAAACAATGTATGGAAACATTGTAGTACCCGATTTAGGAAATGATACCAATAAAACAGCTGAAGTAGTAGCTGTAGGTCCTGGCTATACAGCTATGGGGGGTACTCATATTCCAACCCAACTCACAGAGGGAGATATTGTAGTATTACCTACAATGGGATTCACAAAGTTTGAGTTTGAAGGTCAAGAATATTGGATTGGTAAAGAAAATGAAGTTTTAGCAAAAATTAATAAGTAATGAGTAAAATAATCGAATTCGGCCCAGAAGCCAGAAAACAACTTGTAAACGGAATTGATAAACTAGCAGATGCTGTTGTATCAACTTTAGGACCTAATGGTCGTAATGTAGTTATTTCTAAACCAGGTGATTACCCACAATCAACAAAAGATGGGGTTACTGTAGCAAAAAGTATTTCACTAGAAGACCCTAATGAAGAATTAGGTGTTCAATTAGTAAAACAAGCTGCTATTACAACTGCTAATGTTGCTGGGGATGGAACAACAACCTCTACATTACTAGCACGTGAGATGGTAAAATCGGGTTTATCTCATTTAAATAACGGAGCTAATGCTGTTGAAATTAAGCGTAGTATCGATACAGCTGTAAAGCAAGTAGTAAACACTTTACGTAGTAACGCTGAAGATATCACATCAGAAGAACAATTAGAACAAATTGCTACTATCTCAGCTAATAATGATCCAGAGACTGGTAAGCTAATTGCTACAGCAATGGGTAAAGTAGGTCGTGAAGGGATTGTTACAATTGAGGAATCTAAATCAGGTGAAACATATTTAGAGACAGTAGAAGGTATTCAATTTAATCGTGGTTTTAAATCACCTTATTTTGTAACTAACAATACTACAATGACAGCCGCATTAGATAAACCTTATATCTTAATTGCGGATGAACGTTTTACAAAAGTAAAAGATCTTCTTCCTGTATTAGAAGGTGTATCTGGAACTGGTCGCTCTCTTCTTATCATTGCTGAAGATATTGATAATGAAGCACTCGCAACTTTAATCGTAAACAAGATGCGTGGAACACTTGCTATTTGTGCTGTTAAAGCTCCTGAATTTGGAGATCGTCGCAAACTAGCATTAGAAGATATCGCTACCCTTACTGGTGGTCAGGTATTTAGTAAAGAAAAAGGTATGAAGCTAAAAGAATTCTCTTGGGATTGGTTTGGTGAAGCCCGAAACGTTAATGTAACCAAAGAACAAACTACAATTGTAGATGGAAAAGGAGAAACAGAACGAATTGAAGCACGTATTGAAGAATTACAACAACAAATCGACCAAGCAGGATCGCCGTTTGAAGTTGAAAAGCTCCAAGAAAGGTTGGCAAAATTCGTCGGAGGAGTAGCAATCGTCCATGTTGGTGGTAACACCGAAACTGAAATGAAAGAGAAGAAAGATCGTGTAGATGATGCTTTAAATGCTACAAAAGCAGCCATTGAAGAAGGTATTGTACCTGGTGGAGGTGCTGCTTTATTGTATGCTCGTGGTGCTGTAGATAGTAATGATATTGGTGCCCAAATTGTTAAACAAGCTTGTGGTAAACCGTTTGAACAAATTCTTATCAATGCTGGTTACACTGCAACCGATGCCCAAATGATTGGTAAATACCAATTAGTAGATTCAGGTAATGATATTTGGGCAGGTTATAACCTTAAAACTGAAGAGGTTGTAAACATGAAAGAAGCAGGTATTATCGATCCAGCTAAAGTTACCCGTACAGCACTTGAAAATGCTGCCTCAGTAGCTGGTACTATTCTTTTAACAGAATGTACAGTAGTAGATACCCCTTCAGATAATTCATCACCTCAAATCGATCCTATGAGTATGATGGGAGGAATGATGTAATGAAAACAGAAGTTAAAGAACATCTAGAACTAATCGCAATTAGAGTTCCACCTGGTGACAGGTGGTCTCTAGTTGATGATTCAACAGTTCATAAAACAATTACAGATGCTTTAGAGGCTTGGTTTGCTAAGACAGGTGAAAAAGCCGAATTTAGACTTGCTCCCCTAGACAGTAAGTTGTATGTTATACGAAATAAGGAGGTAGAAATTAAACCTCCACCAGTTAAAAAATATAACCTATATGGTGACCGCGACTAAAGATCACACATTATTAGTTGAAAAGTATCGTTCTAAAGATTTAGATAGTTATGTTGGAAATGAACACATCAAAAAGACCATCAAACAATATCTTGGTCAAAATGATATCCAAAACCTTATTTTCTATGGTCCCGCTGGTACAGGTAAAACAACTTTGGCTAAACTTATTGTTAATAACCTTGATTGTGATTACTTATATATCAACGCAAGTGATGAAAGAGGTATCGAGACTATTAGAGACAAGGTTTCCGGATTTGCTTCAACAGCTTCATTTAAGTCACTCAAAGTGGTTATCTTGGACGAGGCAGATTTTCTTACGATACAAGCACAAGCTTCACTTCGAAATGTAATTGAGACATTCTCACGTACTACTCGTTTTATTATGACGTGTAATTATGTTGAGCGTATTATTGATCCATTACAATCACGTTGTCAGGTACTTAAGATTATACCTCCTAGTAAAAAGGAGGTAGCAATACACCTTGCTAGTATTATGGCTATTGAGGGTACTACATATGACTTAGAAGATGTAAAAATTATTGTAAATCAATACTACCCTGATTTACGTAAATGTCTTAATACTATTCAGTTATCTACTCAAGATCAAAAACTTACAATAGATAAATCAGTACTTGTTTCTTCTAACTATATGACTCAAATACTAAAAGAATTAAGTAATGCTAAACCTAAATGGCGTGAAATACGTCAAATTATTGCTAACGCAAATGTTAGTGATTTCGAAGAGCTTTATCGTTATCTTTATGATAATGCTAATGTATATGCAAGTGGTCGTGAAGGGATGGTTGCAATCTATATCAATGAATATAGTTACCAATCCAACTTCCGTATTGATAAAGAAATCAACTGTATGGCACTCATACAGAAATTAATTGAATTAAAATGAAACAATTCCTAAAATTTCTTATAATTTGGATTAGCCAAAATATGGCCATACCTTTCTGGATAGTAGGACACGTTCATTTATCATTAAATGTATATCAAGACTTACACGAAATAATCGCTAGTGTAGGTATGAATATTATAGTAGCGATTGGATTTTATTTAGATTATAAACAAAACAAATAATAACATGGATCAACAACAAATGAACATGAACATCGACCTTAAAAATACAGAGTCGGTAGAACATGAAAACGGGAAAGTATGGGCTCAAGGATTTATTATTAGAAAAATCTCTAAATTTGTAGCTGGTACTCCTGAAGATGCTTTAATGCCTATTCCAGTATTTTATAACCCAGAAACAGGCGAAATCTTACAAGATACACTACCTAAAGAGCTAAGAGATGAAGCAGGTGACAACCCTCTTCGAGTGGTTGAATGAGATAACTCTCTATAAAACACCTCCTGAAGAAATTTCACAAGATTCATGGGATAAATGGAATTCTTACATGATACATAGATATGTATCTATGAATATGGATTACATAGATGTAGTAAACTATGTTCAAAAGGTTAATCCACAAAGTAAGAAACAAATTTATTCTATTTATCGCGAAATGTTACCAAAAAGAAAAGTCTACCTCAAGTATGTTAAAAACGAAAACAAAAGAAATTATCAAGAACTAGCCGAATATATTGCTGACTACCTAGAATGTAGTTTAGGTGAAGCAGATGAATATATTGATATTTTACAAGATCATGGCGTACGAGGTATTCTTTGGAAAATGGGTGTAGAAGAAGACGAAACCGAAAAGTTAATTAAAAAAGCAAAGTTATGAGCTATCTAACAGAAATGTTACGTAAATCAGCTGAAGCAGAAAAAGCTAAAGCATTATTAACCCTAGATCTATTAGAAAACCACCCAGCAGGGATTGGTGATCATTCAACAGAAGATTTTTATAAAAATGCTGAAGAAGCACTTGCTATGTTAGCTGATGCTGATGATAAACTAGAGGCTATTGACAAATATATGATTAAAAAACAAGTTATTTAATGAATCCAAATCATATTGATTTACCTGGAACTCCAATTGAGTTAGAAGGTGAAGTTATAGGTTATATAGATAATAAAAAAGAAGTTATGTCAGAAGATACAGTTAAATATGGTCTCACAGCTACAGAAATTGTTAAAAAAGAATATCCTCACATTTATGCTGGCTATATGGCTGTCATGGAAGAGCAGTTGGAGTTATTTAGCCAAAAACATCTTGACTACGGTATGCATAACATTACTGCTGGCACTAGCCTTGCTACTGAAGATGAAAGGGAATTTGCTCTTACAGGATTATGGTATAGAATGAGTGATAAGATTAATCGTTGGAAAAATCTAATTATTTCATCACGTATCCCTCAGAACGAAACACTTATTGATACCTTTCAAGATATTTGCAACTATGCTATTATTGCTCAATTAGTAGAAAGAGGGTTATGGAAAAAATAAACCAAGATACTTTAATATTTATAGATTCTTATCTCTCAGACTTAGAAAGAGCAGATGCTTGCACTAATTTAATTGCTCAAATAAGATTAGCTTGTCCTGAATATAAAATAGCTTTATTAAATAAATATCCTGATTCTTGGAAATTAGATGCTTTAGTAGATTACTATTTTTACTATGGGGATAGTATTATGGTGGGTGAACCACCTCAACATTTATTAGATAGTGAAAAATACGAAAGAGCTTATGTATACATGACTACATCTTTAGGTACTTGTGAAAATTGGTTACCTTTAACAGGTGTTACAGATCATGTAGCTTCTATTTATAATGGATTTATTTTAAGTGCTCGGATAGCTAAATCTTTAGGATTTAAAAAAGTATTTAAAGTAGAATATGATACTGACTTTGATATTGAAGAACTTAAATCTATAAAAATAGATTTTCCGATTTTTAAAGATTATTTACTCCATGGTAAAAGACAAGAAGGTGAATATGCCAAAGAATGGCATTACCTAACAGATGTCCATACTATAGGATACTCAGTAGATTTATTTGATGGTTTTGATTTTACCTTAACTGATGAAAGTTGGTGGGATCTTTGTGAAAAGTTAAATTATTACGGAAAGTGGATAGAATATATTATACCTTCTATTATAGAATATCAAAGAAGAACTAAGGAATTAGACGGTATTGTATATAATGGGGAATCTAAAGATAATTTCCCAAATACTAATTTTGATATAATAAACTCCCCTAGCTATTGGACTGAAAAATGGGAAGATATGCCTAAAATTTGTAAAGTTAATTTTGATAAAAATTCGGTTACTAATCAAATAGTTTTATTTTATTGGAATGAACAAGACACAGATTTAGAGATTAAGTGTAATGTAACTAATTCTAAAGGAGAAATTCTTTATAATAAAGAAGTTATTTTATCCCCTAGAGCCTGGATTATAGATAATATTCCTCTTAAAGAAGAATTACATATAGAAAATATTAATACTAGAAAAGGCAATACTCGTAAAGCTAATTTCACGTATTCACCTAATACTATTAAAAACACCCCCGTAAGATTTAAATATGAATCAAAAAGTTAATATTTTAATCCCCATGGCAGGATTAGGCAGTAGATTTTCTACTGCTGGTTATGAAAATCCAAAACCATTAATTTCAATCTATGGAAAACCCATGATTGAACATGCTGTAAATTCTTTAGGGGTAACAGGTAATTATATTTTTATTACTCAAAAAACCCATTCTTTAAAACCTCATTTAGAAACTATATACCCAGGTTGTAAAGTAATAGAAATTGATTATCTTACAGAAGGTTCAGCTTGTACTTGTTTATTAGCAAAAGAATATATTGATAATGACTTACCTTTATTGATTACTAATTGTGATCAAATAATGTGGTGGGATGATAAATCATTTTCTACTTTTTTATATAATTATCCATATGATGGTTTTGTGGTAACTTATACAGAAGACACTCCTAAAAATAGTTATGTAAAGTTAGATAGAGAAGGTTTTGCTACTCAATTTACTGAAAAAGAAGTTATTAGTAATATTTCATTAAATGGAATTCACTATTGGAAATCCGGAAGAGATTTTGTATATTCAACGGAAATGATGGTAAAAAACGAGGAAAGATATAATAATGAATTTTATGTTGCTCCTACTTATAATACTTTAATAAAACAAGGAAAAAAAATAGGTGTATACCACATTCCAAATGATCAACATAATGCTGTAGGAACACCTGAGGATTTAATTAAATATACTGATAGAGTTTTTGATTATGAAAATAAATAAAATAGAAGAAATGGTAGGAGGTTGGTTTATTGGAGACTTTGAACCCTCAGTACTAAAAACGAAAGATTTTGAAGTTTGCTATAAATTTCACCATGCCGGCGAAATATGGGATAATCATTATCATAAAGTAGCCACAGAAATTAATTATTTAATTCGTGGAAAGATGAATTTAAGCGGGACTGAGCTAACTCAAGGTGATATATTCACCATCTACCCGAATGAAGTTTCAATTCCCGAGTTTTTAACGGATTGTGAATTAATAGTTGTAAAAACTCCAAGTATAAAAGAAGATAAATTTATAATTTAATTATGGTAAGTATTTTTAGAGAATCAGTAGACACTGAAAAGTATTTTGTAGTAGATTACTACTTAGAATCATCCAAATCATTACGTGATGCTGCTTGGCAGTTAGCTATTGGTCAGAGCGTAGGTAACCCTAATGTAAGAAATCATTGGGAAACCGATGAATTATTTGAAAATCATTCATGTTTAGTTTTAGGAAACGAACAAGAACTAGAACAGGTTAAATCAGGTAATGTCAAAATTGCTTTTCCAACAATTAATATTAATTGGAGAACTGATGGAGTATCTCATATGTTAGTTAATATTATGGGTGGGCAATTAGACATTCATAGTATATTAAAATGTCACGTTAAATCCATAGATTTTCCACAACACGTGCGTGATGAATTTCTAGGACCTAAATATGGTATTGATGGTATTAGAGAATTTACAGGTGTAGAAGATAAACCTTTATTTGGAGCTATAGTAAAACCTAAAACAGGTATATCCCCAGAAACTTTACTTGAAATGGTAAAAGAATTAGTTGAAGGTGGAGTTAATTTTATTAAAGAAGATGAAATTTTATCTGATCCCTCATTTTGTCCTATTGAAGAAAGAGTTCCACTTGTTATGGATTACCTAAAAGATAAAAATGTAGTTTATTGTGTTTCAATTCACGCAGACTACCCTTATATCTTAGATAGAGTAAAACAAGTATATGAATTAGGAGGTAATGGTGTTCATGTTAATTTTTGGTGTGGTTTAGGTGTTTATAAAGCTATTCGCGAATTAGATTTACCTATCTTTGTTCACTTCCAGAAAAGTGGTGATAAAATTTTAACAAACCGTAATCATGATTTTCATATTGACTGGACTGTGATGTGTCAATTAGCAGGAATGATGGGTGTTGATTTTATTCATGCTGGAATGATTGGTGGTTATTACAAATGGCCTGAAGATGAAACAGTTGAAGCTGTAAAAATTCTAAATGAACTAAATGTTATGCCTGCGTTAAGTTGTGGTTTTGGTCCTGAATTAACAGAAAGTGTTACTA